CCGTTGAAGCAGACTCAGATCTTGGTAAAGAAATTGCAAATTCTGTGTTTGGTATTGTTTTTCATACCGGTTATAATGATTTAAACTCACCACCTCAATATGGTATCAATGTGAAAGGTCTTAAAAAGGTACCAGGTGTATGGGTTGATGATGCTGTATTTACTGATGCCACAGGAACAGTTACTCTTACAAAAGATGAGGCTAAGCAAGTTAGAGATTTAGCAAAAACAGCTGATAGTATCAAGGTTAAGTATAAGGATCTTCCATTAGATTTACTTAACATTTATGCTAACTCAGAGATTCGTGAAGGAAAATTTTTAGAAGATGCAGAGGGTTCATATAAAGGCTTTATGAACTGGATGAAAGGTCGAATGGAAAAAGAAATTGCTAAACGTAAATCTAAAACCGGTAAAGAGCGCATTACAGAAGCATTTAAAAAGAAACTAGCTGATATTAAGTCGCGTCAAAAGGATATTATAAATTTATTTAAAATAAGTAAGCTCTTATCCCAAGCTAAACAAATTTTCGTTAACAAATATAATAACGCTGTATATAATACAAAGCACTTTTTAGATAATGGCGATGGTACTCTTACTGCTTCTAACCCTGAAGGTTATGTTGCCGTGGGCAGAGAGGGTGATGCAGTAAAATTAGTTGATCGTTTGGAGTTTAGTAGAGCTAACTTTAGTGGAGGTCAAACATCTACCCCAATTACCAAATGAAAACGTTTAGAGAGTTTTATGAAGACGGAGAGCACCTAAGAGACAAAGAGAGAATAGCTCTTATGCCCGGTGGTTATAAGCCACCTACAAAAGGTCACTTCTCAGCATTTTTATACCTATTAGAAAATGCTGATAAAGGTATTGTTGTAATTGGTAACAAGGATCGGGACGGTATTACGGCTGAGCAATCAAAGGCAATTTGGGATATCTATGCAAAATATTCTAATAAGCCCGTTGAAGTTATGTTAGCTCCTATATCCCCAGTAAAGTCTGTTTATGATTATGCAGATGAAAATAAAGAGGTTGAAATTACTGTAGGTGCAGGTGATAAAGATGAGGATGTAAAACGTTATTCGTACTTTGAAAAGAATGCTGATAAATATCCTCTTGTAAGTGTTACAAAAATTCCATTACAAGCAGAGGGTATTTCAGGTACTAAAACAAGAGAGTTAATTGCTAACAACTTAGACGAGGCAATTAATTATTTTGTACCTGAAGAGATATCTGAAACGGATAAAGATGCTATAAAATCTATCTTGGCGGCATAAATATATGCATGAAGTCTAAACTTAATGATGCAAATTTAATTGCTGAAGCTTATTCACAAATTTCGCAAGAAGATACAATCGAAGAGGGACTTGGTGCAATTGCCGGTGGTATTGGTAAATTAGCTAAAAGAGGTCTTAAAGCAGTTGGTAAAGAAGCTGCTATTGTTGCAGGTGAGGTAGGTAAGGAAGGTCTAAAGGTTGCTGGTAAGGCTGCAATGGGTGCTGGTAAAGCTGCTATAAAAGGTTTAGATAAAGCTGGTCAAGCCGTAGATAGAGGTATTAGTAAACTTGCTGGTGATGAGGAAATGGAGGATGGGGAAAATATGCCTCGTGTAAATCATCATGATGATTCTGAAATGAAAATGGCTCTTGCTGAACTCTATAAGATTGAAAAATATGCAGGTGCTCTTAGTCTTATGATGAAAGAACTCCCAGCCCTAGAAGGGTGGACAGCTTCTAAGATTACTAAAGCAGCAGACTATCTTGGTTCTGTTTTCCACAAACTAGATTATGATTTTGCTAGTGGTGAGCAGGCATCAATGTTTAATGCAGGTCATGAAGATGTTAGTCAATATGATTGCGGTGCTGAAGACGGTGAATGCTAATGCTTTAGTAATTAAATATGAAAACATTTTTGCAATATATACAAGAAAAGTCTGTTTTAGGACTTATTGAATTTTTTGATATTCAAGGTATCGGTAAAGTACCTGCTAAATTAGATTCTGGTAATGGTGCTTACAATGTATTGCATGGGGAAGATATTCAAGAGCAGGGTGATAAAGTTTTCTTCCGAACTATAAATGGTAAAACACTACTACTTCCAAAGAAAGGTGAAATAACAATTAACGTTGGTGCAGGTAACATGGAACATAGACCTGTAGTTGAATTGGATTTTAAAATTGGTGAAAAGGAATTTACCGGTATTCCATTCTCAATTGGCAATAGAGCATCTAATTTATATAAGATACTAGTTGGTAAAGACTTTATTCAACAAGATCTTGATGCTTTAATAGATGTAAGTAAGGAAAACATTGCTGACGAAAATATAGAAGTCAGCATGAACGATTAACGTGGAGCCATCTGTCGGATTTGAACCGACGACCGGCTGATTACAAATCAGCTGCTCTACCACTGAGCTAAGATGGCACTAAAATGGAGCGGGTGATGAGATTCGAACTCACGACATCAACCTTGGCAAGGTTGCGCTCTACCGCTGAGCTACACCCGCGTGCATCTACCCCCATGTAGTACCATCAAACCAACCACCTTTGGTTTTTGTACTCGGACTACCACCAATTGGTGCAGCACGTGGATCAGCTACTGGTGTTGCCGGCTGTTCAACTTCTTTAGTTTCTTCGGTTGCAATAGGTCCATGTATATCTTCCAGTTGTAACGGCTCAGTACTACCTTGCGTTTCAGCAAATGATATTTTAAGATTATCATCTACTCTATGACAGGTTGCAAAGTTATTATTATGTTCATTAATTTGAACAGACTTAACTCTAACTCGACCATCAGTTGCTTCGTCAGCATACGTATCAGCTGTCTTGAGAACAAATTCTGCAAAACGTTCGCAACCTACTCCACACTCTAAAATAACTAATTCCGCAACACCTACTGCATCAAGTTGTTTAAACAGATCAAGTTGAGGATCATCTCCAGCAACAACTAACTTATGATCAAATGTATGCTCTAAACTAGTTTTAAGAGCCTTAAGACCACCAAAGTCCATAACCCAATTACGTTCATCTAACTCTTCACATTCAAATGTAATATCAGCAGTTAAATTATAACCATGTATAAACTGACAATGACTGTGTGTAGATCTCCATTGTCTGAACGCAGCACTACCTAAGTTAATTACTTTGTTGCTAGTAAATTTCATATAATTATTATAACCTGCTTAAATGGGTAAATCAACTGCTTTATTAAGATTATTCTATATTACTGATCTCTAGAAAGACTGAGAAATAGGTTCTTCTGTACATTCTCTACAATCCATTTATTCATCTGAGAACCTGATTGCAAGTGTTTCCGGGATTTTTTTTAATTTAATTTAAAATGTGTGGGATTAGTTGATTAATATATTCAGTATGCTATAATTATATTCGACTATGAGTAAGACAGAAAATGACTCCAACTATGAATGGCTAGGTGATGACGATGAGCTCACCGGTGAGAAAGATACTATTGCAAAAGATATTATGGGCAGTGAGTGTGCCGACGGATATGTACCGCCTGTTCGTGAGTATGATGATACGGTAGATGCTAATAAGAAGTACATTTCATCATTACCAGATTTACAGAATGGTCCCTCTAGTCTTATTCAAGGTGCGCCAGTCGCTATTCAGCAAGTTGGTATTCATAACTTTAAGCTGCCTCTAAATTATGAGAAGCGTAATGGTAAGACTATTGAACTTGAAACTAGTGTTACTGGTAGTGTGAGTTTAGAAGCTCATAAGAAAGGTATTAATATGTCTCGTATTATGCGTAGTTTCTATGATCATAAAGATGAAACCTTTAGTATTAGTAAAATTAAAGACGTACTTACAACATATAAAGAGAATCTTAAGAGCTTTGACTCACGCATTATGCTTAAGATATCTTACCCAATCAAACAAACTAGTCTTCGTAGCGGTTTAGAAGGTTATCAGTATTATGATGTTGTACTAGAGGGTGATCTTACTAAGGATGGTGAATTTAAAAAGTATCTTCATTTTGATTTTGTATATTCATCTGCTTGTCCTTGTAGCTTTGAGCTCAGTGAGCATGCTGAGAAGTATCGTAATCGTGCTACAGTGCCTCATAGTCAGCGCAGTGTTGCACGCGTTAGTGTTAGATTTGAAGATAAGCTTTGGATTGAAGATCTTCAAGAGCTCTGCTTAGATGCTTTACAAACTGAAACGCAGGTAATGGTTAAGCGTGAAGATGAGCAAGCATTTGCTGAGAAGAATGGATCATACCTTAAGTTTGTTGAGGATGCTGTTCGCCTTCTCTATTCACGTCTAGATAAAGATGAACGAATTAAAGATTTTAAGATTGTAGCTTCTCATAACGAATCGCTTCATAGTCACAACGCTATTTCTGTAATAGTCAAAGGGATTGAAAATGGCTTCTCCGCTGGAGTTGCACGCGATGTCTTTGAGTCAACAGGCTTGCGTTAGAAGGTAATACAATCTTTAAAGAGTACCAGCTAGCTGGTACTCTTTTTTTTATTTAAATAAGGAACTTAGATATAATTAGGTATGAATATATTTACTACTAATGATTGTCCTGTTATCTCTGCTCATGAGATGTGTGATAAGCATGTTGTAAAGATGATTGTTGAATATGCTCAATTAATGTCAACTGCTCATCGTGTGTTAGATGGTAAGGAGTATTACGATAAAACTAAAGCTGGTCGTCGTATTAAGCGTTGGTTACATCCTGATAAGTTTCTAGAAAATAATCTCTACAAGGCATCTCATATTAAACATCCATCAGGTATTTGGTGTCGCTCAACAACTGGTAACTATAACTGGCTATACAATCATTTTATTGCTTCGTGTGAGGAATATACTCATAGGTATGGTAGGACTCATCTAACCTTTACAAAGTTAGCAGATATATTTCGTACACATCCTAAAAATTTACCAGACGGTCCTCGTCAAGAATTTGCAGTAGCTATTGCTGCAGATCAAACATGCAGGCAGTTACCTGGCTTTAATTCACTTAAGCCAGTGGATAAGTATAAACAATATATTATTAATGATAAGCCGTTTGCCGTCTGGACGTCTAGACAACCACCTCATTGGTTTAAGAACCAAGCTTATCGCAAATAAAGCGTAATATTTTGCTACGTACTATTTCCTCTACACCAAATTTATGAGTGTAAATGCCCCTTTCTTCACAATCTTCAGTTTTAAATCGTTTGAATACATCGCTAAATCCTGACTGTCTAACGTCAGATTGGCCTGTATCACCGCATACAACATACTGACTATTACGACCAAAGCGTGTAAGGATAGTAGTAAGTTCACCTTTTGTTAAATTTTGCGCTTCATCTACAATAACGCACGTGTTATTAAATGTTAAACCTCTTACAAAGTTAACAGGTATAGCTTCTATTAATCCTTTGCTGCGTAACATCCCGCATGTACCTGGACCGGCAATTTCAGTAACTTTTTCAATTAACGGCATAGCATAAGGTGAAAACTTATCATCAATTTCACCAGGTAAAGATCCTAAACTTTTATCAGCAGATTCAACTACAGAACGAATGTATACTATTTTGTCAAATAAACCTTCTTTTAATTTCTCTAAAGCTGCATATACGGCAATATAAGTTTTAGCAGTACCTGCTAAACCATCAACAAATGACATTTGAGTAGATGTATCATGTAATCTGTTGTAAAAGTGCCTGTGCTTTGGTTTAAAATAAAATGGCTTCCTTATTTTAAAATCCATAAGCCAGTTATCATTTAAAATATCTTCACCAATTTCAGAATGAGAGTTTATTTTTTTGTTTTGTCTACTCATATAGAATTATTTAGGTACGAGTATGCAAAAATCATAACAAATTAGTTTTATATAGTTTTGCTGATTTAGTTGAATATATTAGAAGCAATACTATAATATACATGATGGACCTTGATAAAGAAACTCTAATTTTATCTGACGACAAGATCTTCTATACTATTGAAGGTGAGGGTGAATATGTTGGGCAGCGATCCCTATTCATGAGGATGGCGATGTGTAATCTAACGTGCATAGGCTTTGCGAGTGAAGATTCGCCACATGGTTGTGATTCTTTTATATCTTGGTCTGTAAAGAATAAGATGACCTTTAATGAGATCTTCAAGATGATGGAAGATAATAACTGGATTGAGAAGCTTGAAAAAGGTACAATCTGGAAATTAACTGGCGGTGAGCCTCTTATTCAGCAGAAGCAACTACTTAAACTTGTAGATGAGTTTATTTATCGATATGGATTTACTCCTAAAATTGATTTTGAAACTAATGCTACTCTTATGCCTAATGAACGTTGGAAAGATGAATTTGGTGCTACATTTACTACCTCACCTAAGTTAACTACAAATGGTGATCCAGAAGAAAAAACTTATAAGCCGGAAGTACTTAAGTATCATAAGGAGATTGGATCAGGCTTTAAGTTTGTTATTAATGATCCTGATGCTGATATTAAAGAGATTTGGCGTAAGTATGTTGAAGATGATCACGGCATTAATGTTACTAGAGATCGTATTTGGTTTATGCCTTGCGCTGGTTCTCGTGAAGAGCATATTGAGAATGCTATAGCTGTTGTTGAGTATGCTAAAGCAATGCATGTACATTTCTCACCTCGACTACATCTCCTAGTTTGGAATATGGCGTTGAAGGTTTAATAAATAAATAGTTGATAAACTCTACATTAATTTTATAATATATTTGTATGTCAGATAACAATAATAGCTACGAGTGGCTTGGTGATGATGAGCTTTCCGGTGAGAAAGATCAAATTGCTAGGGAAATTATGGGCAGTGAATCCGCAGGTGGATATGTTCCACCTTTACGAGTGTATGATAATACTGTACAGGCGGATAAGAAGTATATTTCTTCACTACCCGATTTACAAAACGGTCCATCTAGTCTAATTCAAGGATCAGCTGTACCTATTCAGCAGGTGGGTATCCATAACTTTAGATTACCACTTACGTATAAAAAGCGTAATGGTGATACAATTACATTAGAAACCTCTGTAACCGGTAGTGTTAGCTTAGAGGCTCATAAAAAGGGTATTAACATGTCACGTGTGATGCGGTCTTTTTATGATCATAAGGATGAAGTATTTTCTATTGGTAAAATCAAAGAAGTATTAGAGTCATATAAGA